AGATAGTGAATTATATACTATTCCTACCAATGCTTATCATAAGTTAGATTTAGAAAATTATAGCGATGAACGTAACTTTAAAAAAGCAAAAACTAAATTTAAATTTAAGGGAAGTTTACGACCTGAACAACAAAAAGTAGTTGATGCTTTCTTTAAAAGAAAAGGAAGAGTAACTAGTGGTCTTTTTCAAGCTCCGTGTGGGTGGGGGAAAACTTATGTTGCATGTAATATTATAGCAAGAGCTAATGTACCAACTTTAATTATGGTTCATACTAAACTTTTATTTAAACAATGGCAAGAAGAACTTAATAAGCAATTACCAGGAATTCCAATAGGTACTGTAGGTGACGGAGAATTTAATATTCAAGAAATTACGGTTGGAATATATAAAAGTATATATAATAATTTAACAGAACTAAGTAATCAATTTAGTATGGTGATGGTAGATGAAGCACATCTTTGTCCTGCCGAACTCTTTTCAAATGCCTTAAATAATATTAATTGCAAAATTAAAATAGCAGTTACTGCAACACCTAAAAGAAAAGATGGAAAACATATTGTTTTAGATGATTACTTTACTCCTTATAAAATTTATGCCCAAGATTTAAGTAATAAAGATAGTCCATCAGTAAAGTTAGTTCAAACAGACATACCTTTTAAGGTACTTGATCCCAAAAGAGATTGGAGTAGGCAATTAAATAAACTTACTGAAAGAAGTGAGTATGTAAATCTTATTAGTGAAGTAGCAACTAAAGATATTGCTAATGGAAGATGCCTATTAATTTTGTCAGATCGTGTAAATATGCTTAAAAATCTACAAAAATTGATTAAAGGAAGTGTATTACTTATTGGAGAAACTAAAGAAGAAAATAGAAAAGATATTTTAAAAAATGCTGGAACTAAATATACCGCAATTCTATCAACTAAAATTTTTGATGAAGGTATTAGTTGTCATAGATTAGATACTTTATATTTAACTTGTCCAAGTAATAACCCAATTAAATTAGAACAACGAATTGGTAGAATATTACGAGAACATCCGAATAAAAAACACCCTTTAATAAGGGATTTTCAGTTACGAGGAGCAATTGTACATAAACAACAGCTTGGTCGTTTAAACTGGTATCAGGAAAAAGGATTTATATTATGAATATGTTTAAAAAAAAGAAATCTTCAATTCAAAAAGAAATAGAAATTCTACTTGAATCTAAAATTAATCCTCAAGTTGCTATGCACGGAGGTAGTATAGAATTTAGAGAATGGGATGCAGATAATGGAATTTTATATTTATTTCTAAAAGGAGCTTGTAGCGGATGCTCTATGTCAAGTGAAACATTAAAAGCGGGTGTAGAAGGTATGATTAAACATTATTTTCCAGAAGTAAAATTAGTAGAAGGAATTGATGATCCAAATTCAGACGTTGACCCTTACTACTAATTATGTATTATTATAACTGGAAAGAACTTTGGATAGATGGAAAAGGGCAACCTGAATCAATCTTGATATTGACACTTGCCCTAACAATAGGGTATAATAATATTATTGCTAGTTCAAGTCAGCAATTAATGAAAAAACTTTTTATTAATAATATAGATTTTCAATTGTTTAGAACTAGCAAACTAAAAGTAGTTAAAAATAACTGTATTTTTAGTACTTATAACTGTAAAGATAAACAAAGTTACTTTAAGGATAATAAGTTTTTATTTACTACAATAAATCCTAATAGTAAAGTAGAATATCTTTATTTATTGAGTAAACGCTCAATAACCAACTCAAACCACTATATTCCAAAGAATTATGTATCTTCCAAACATTGGAAAAATACATTCGTCAAAGAACGAACTGATAAATTGGAATTCATTTTAGAATAGGAGAAATACTATGGTAGCTTGGGATAAAGCTAAAGCACCGTCACAAGGTGGCGGAGAACGAAAAGAAATTCAACGATTAACTCTACCAATTGGAGAAACTAAAGTTAGACTAATAGGCGAAGTTATGCCTCGTTATGTTTATTGGATTACTACTACAGAGGGAAAAAGAATGCCCTTAGAGTGTCTACGGTTTGTACGTGAGCAAGAAAAATTTGTAGACACTAATGAAGATCCTTTTAGAGAATTGGGTGAAGATGTCTTCAGTGACAAACCTCAATTTGCATATATCTGTAATATAATTGATAGAAGTGATAATCAAATTAAGATTTTTGATCTTAAAAGCACTATTTATCGTCAAATTGTAGATTTTGCTTCCAACCCAGAATATGGAAATCCTGCGGATCATGAAACAGGTTATGATATTACTATAAAGAAAGAAAAAACAGGTCCACTTCCTCAAAATGTTAAATATACCTGCCTACCTGCAAGAGCAAGTAAGGCTCTTACTGAAGACGAACAAAAAGCTGAATTATTTGATCTTAGTCGTATTTATAAGCGGCAAAATTACGAAGATCAAAAGAAATGGATGCTTGAAAATACTGCACTTTTTGCCTCTTCTACCGGAGATGACTTTGTGCCAACTGAAACTGCAGAGGACCTAGATTAAATGAAAAAGTATAAGCTCAATGAGTTAGTACAAGCTACTGGACAAGCACAAGAAATTGGAGAGACTGCAAACCCCACAACTGCCGCTACTCCTCCTGTAGTTAGCCCATCTGTAGGGGGAGCATTTAAAAAAATTGAAAATGACCAAGTTGTTATTGATATGGATATTATTAGAAAAAGTAATATCTTTTTTGCAACTCCGTGTTATGGCGGGCAAATTACGGATCAATACTTTTTGAGTATGTTTAGACTAACTCAAGAGCTTATAAAGTATAATATTAATTTTAGAATTACTACTCTTAGAAATGAAAGTCTAGTTCCCAGAGCGCGTAATATCTTAAATGCCATGTTTTTAGAAGCTAAAGAATGTACTCATTTAATGTTTATTGATGCTGATATTGAATTTGAACCAGAGTCAATAATACGCATGTTAGCTATGGATAAAGAGTTAATTACAGGAGCCTATCCAAAGAAAACTTTACCAGTAGATTATGCAATTAATTTAAAATTTGCTGATAAAGAAAAAACACAAGTAAAAGTTGATATGGGAGCAGTAGAAGTACTTGACGCCAGTACTGGATTTTGGTTAATGAAACGTGAAGTAGTTGACAAAATGATTGAAGGCTATCCAGAATTATTCTATTTAAATGATAGTAGTATTGATCCTAAATTTAATCAATATTGTTATTCTTTTTTTGATACTATTCATGATCCTGATGATAACAGATACTTATCAGAAGATTATACATTTTGCCGTCGGTGGCAGAAAATAGGAGGACAAATTTGGCTTGATCCCAATACAAAACTTAATCATGTTGGAAGCTATACCTTTGAAGGAAATGTAAATAAAATATTTAATTGGGAAGCTGTAGATGGACCAAATACATAATAATATGTTAGATATTTATGAAAAAAAAGTATTTTCTCAATTTGGAGAAGATGGAATAACAGATTATATTTTTACAAAAATAGGTACAGACACTAAATACTTTGTTGAAATTGGTACCCAAAATGGTAGTGAGTGTAATACAAGATTTCTTAGAGAAAAACGTGCTTGGGAAGGTATACAAATTGATGCTAAATATGAGAATCCATTAATCAATCTTCATAAACATATGGTTACTAAAGAAAATATTATTTCAATTTTAGAGTCTTATCAAATACCTGATAAATTTGATTATTTTTCTCTTGATATTGATGGTATAGATTGGTATATACTTAATGAAGTTTTAACTTATTATGAAGTTAGAGCTTTTGTATGTGAGTATAATGCTTGCTTAGATGTTAATGTTGATCAAGTTATTCAATATGACCCAAATTTTTGGGATGCCGGACCTTATAATATTTATCATGGGGCTAGTTTAAAAGCATTTTGTAATCTTGCTAGATCAAAAAGCTATTCTTTAGTTCATTCTAATGGTGTTAATGCATTTTTTGTAAATGATGATTATTGGACTAATAATGAAGATTTTCCTGAAACAAATAATTTAGAGGTTCTTTGGAAAGACTATCCAGCATTTTTAGGATATCGTTTTATGCATGAACACCCAACTCATAAACATGCTAACTTTAACACATCAGAATTACTTCTAGAATTAGAACTATGAAAATTTTACTTTCCGCAGATTGGCATATTGCCTTGCATAGAAAAAAAATTCCAAGAGATTGGCAGGCTAATCGTTTTAGATTATTTTATGAAAAATTACATGAATTAGAACAAAACTGTGACATTCATATTATTGCAGGAGATATATTTGATAAAAAACCTGAACCAGATGAAATATGTTTATTTTTAAGATATATAAATTCAGTTTCAATTCCCACATTTATCATACCAGGAAATCATGAAGCAACTAAAAAAGGTCATACTTTTTTATCGCATTTCCATGAAGATAATGCTATTAAAAATTCAAATGTAGAGGTTATTACTCAAAATATTCGTAAAAATATTTTAGATCAAGGATTTCAATTTTTTCCTTACGGGGAGATGCAAACAGATAATTTGCCTAATCCAGTATCAAATGATATCTTAGTCACACATATTCGTGGAGAAGTACCTCCACATATTACTGCTGAGTATAACTTTGAAAAGCTTCGTCCATGGAAACTTATACTTTTAGGTGACTTACATTTTAACCATCGTTACTTAGATTATCCAGCTTATTATCCTGGCAGTCCTTTAAATGTTTCTTTTGATAGGGATGAAAAAAGAGAATATGGAGTTGATATTATAGATTTTAATAGTATAGATGATTATAAAGTAAAATTTATTAACCTAAAATTACCTAAGTTATTACGAAAAACTATAAAAGTAGGTGAATCAATGCAAAAAGATGATTCTCACCATGTAATTTATGAAATTACTGGAAGTATTGATGAGTTATCTAAGATTTCTAATCATGATCAATTAGATAAAAAAATTGCATTTAAACCAGAAGAGTCTTCAAAGTTAGAATTAAAAGATTTATCTTTAATAGAAGAATTAAAAGCTTATTTAAAATATATCAAAGTACAGGACACCAATGCTATAATAACAGAGTTTCAAGAGTTAAATATTCAATGATTACTTTAAATAAACTTTCTATTAATAATATGTTTAGTTACGGTCAAAATAATGAAATTGATTTAAGTTCTAATAAAATTACCCAATTAACTGCTCCAAATGGAAGCGGAAAATCTTCTATAGCTCTTATTTTACAAGAGTTACTTTATAGTAAAAATATAAAAAACATAAAAAAAGCTGATATTCTTAATAGATATATAAAAGATGATACCTGGTCAGGAAAAATAGATTTTACAGTTAAAAACAAGGATTATGTCGTTGAAGTTAAAAGAATTAAAAATCAAAGTAAAGTAAAATTCTTTGAACAAACTGCTTCAAAAATAATAGATTTAACTGAACATAAAATTCCCGATACCTATAGAAAAATACAAGAACTTATTGGTCTTGATTTTGAAATATTTTCTCAACTTACTTATCAAAGTAGTACTGATTTATTAGAATTCCTAAAAGCTACTGATACTAATAGAAAAAAGTTTTTAATTAATTTATTTAATCTTGAAAAATATCCCGATATTGGTGAAGTAATCAAGTTAAAGCTTTCAGAATCAGAAAAAATATCTTTTAAATTAGATGGGGAGTTAAAAGGTGTAAAAGATTATTTAAATAATGCTCTTATAGAAGATAAAAAATCATTAGTTGAAATACCTATAGTTAATGAAGAAAAAAGAAATCAGTTAGGTATTGAACAAAATAAAGTTAATGAATATGAATCTTTATGTAAAAAAATTGATAATAATAATTTGTATATCAAAGATCGTGAAAAACTAAATTTTAATATTTCTTTACAAGAACCAGAAAAAATTACAGATAGTTACAATAGTCAAAAAGAATTAAATGAAGAAAAAACAGTACTTTCTATAAGTAGCAAAAACATAAAAAATGCATTAGCTAATTTAAATATAGCAGAAAAATGTTATACTTGTGGACAATCAATTGATAATTCACAAGCAGTTTATCTAAAAAATAATTTAGAAGAAGATCTATTTAAAAATAGGTCAAGAGCAACTGATATAGGAGTATTGTTACTTGGTATTGAAAATAGCATTGAAAAATATGAAAATAAAGTTAAAGAATGGGAAAATAATAAAAAGAATATTGAAAAATTTGAACAATTTAGTCAATTTATAGATGGTACTATACCAATAACTTATCCTGATTTTAACACCTTAAAAAATGAGGTACAAGTATTACAAGATGAATTAAAAAGTCAAGAAACTCAAAGAGAAAATGCTATTGAACGTAATGAAAAATTAAAAACTCATAATACTAAAGTCGATACCCTAATTGAACAAAAAAGATATTTTTTAGCTAGACAAGAGCTATTAAATAATGATATAATCGATCTTAAATCGAAAATTAAAAATCTTAATATTTTAAGAAAAGCATTTAGTACTACTGGAATTGTAGCATTTAAACTTGAGAATTTAACTAAAGAACTTGAAATTGTCATTAATGATTATTTATCTAACCTATCAGATGGACAATTTCAAGTTATTTTTCGTTTAACTGGAGAAAAATTAAATATTGTTGTTATTAACAACGGTCAAGAATCTTCTATAGAAACCGTTTCTGGAGGAGAATTTAGTAGAATTCAAACTGCTATTTTATTAGCAATTCGTAATGTTTTATCTAAAATTGGAGGTAATTATATTAATCTTTTATTTTTAGATGAGATTACCGGAGTACTAGACGAGGCAGGTAAAGAAAAATTGATAGAAATATTACAAGAAGAAGATAATTTAAATATTTTTCTTATTTCTCATGATTTTACCCATCCATTAATTGATAAAATTAATATTATTAAAAATAATAACATTAGCTATTTAGAATAAGGATTACAAATGACAGAAGAAGCTCTACATGTTACTAAAAGAGATGGTCACAAAGAATTAATTAATTTAGAAAAAATTCATGTGATGACTAATGAAGCATGTAAAGATTTAAGTGGGGTAAGTGCCTCCCAAGTAGAAATGAATAGTGGAATTCAATTTTATGATAAAATTAATACTAATGAAATTCAACAAATTTTAGTTAGAAGTGCTGCTGATTTAATTGATTTAGAAAATGTAAATTATCAATATGTAGCAGCTAGATTATTATTATTTGGATTAAGAAAAGAAGTATTTAAACAATTTGATTATATTCCTTTGGAGAAGTTAATAAATAACAATATTACTTTAGGAGTTTATGATAAAAATATAAATCAATGGTATTCTTCAAAAGAATTAGAAAAAATTAATTCGTATATTAAACACAAAAGAGATTTTGAGTTTACTTATGCTGGTTTAAGACAAGTCATGGATAAATATCTAGTTCAAGATAGATCATCTGGACAAATCTATGAAACTCCTCAATATATGTACATAATGATTGCGGCTACTTTATTTGCTCACTATCCTAAAGAAACTAGATTAAACTTAGTAAAAAAATACTATGAAGCTATTTCAACTTTTAAAATTAATATACCAACACCTGTAATGTCTGGAGTTAGAACCCCTATTAAACAGTATGCAAGTTGTGTATTAGTAGATGTTGATGATACCTTATCTAGTATATTTAGTAGTGATAGTGCAATTGGATATTATACAGCTCAACGAGCTGGTATAGGAATTAACGCTGGCCGAATTCGGGCTATAAACTCGAAAATTAGAGATGGTGAAGTTCAACATACTGGTGTTATTCCTTTTCTTAAAAAATTTGAATCAACAGTACGTTGTTGTACACAAAATGGAGTAAGAGGTGGTAATGCTACAGTTCACTTTCCTATTTGGCATAAAGAAATAGAAGATATTATTGTATTAAAAAATAATAAAGGAACTGAAGATAACAGAGTCCGAAGAATGGATTATTCAATACAACTTTCTAAATTATTTTATGAACGATTTATTGAAGATAAAGAAATAACCCTTTTTAGTCCTCATGATGTTCCTGAATTATATGAAACTTTTGGGTATAATGAAACATTTGACAATCTTTATAAAAAATATGAAAAAGATAAAGACATAAGTAAAACAACTATTTCTGCACGAAAACTATTTATGGCTATTCTTAAAGAACGAGCAGAAACTGGTCGTATTTATATTATGAATATAGATCATGTAAACGAACATAGTTCCTTTACAGATAAAATATATATGAGTAATTTATGTCAAGAAATTACTCTTCCAACAAAACCTATTCAACATATTGACGATCCTGACGGAGAAATTGCTTTATGTATTTTATCTGCTATTAATGTAGGTAAATTAAACTCTTTAGAAGAGTTAGAAGAACTCTGCGATTTAGCAGTTAGATCTTTAGATGAAATTATTGACTATCAAGATTATCCAGTTAAAGCAGCAGAAAAATCTACAAAAGCTAGAAGAAGTCTAGGAATTGGTTATATAGGACTAGCACATTATCTTGCTAAAAATAAAGTTAAATATGATGATCCAAAAGCTTGGCAATTAGTAAATGAATTAACAGAAGCTTTTCAATATAACCTATTAAAAAGTAGTGTACAATTAGCTAAAGAAAAAGGAGCATGTACTGCTTTTAATCAAACAAAATATTCAAAAGGAATCTTACCTATTGATACATATAAAAAAGAAATTGATGAATTTATATCGCCGGAGTTAAATTATGATTGGAATAGTTTACGCGAGAGTATTCGAACTTACGGATTACGGCATAGCACGTTGTCGGCACAAATGCCATCAGAAAGCAGTTCGGTTGTGTCAAATGCCACAAACGGAATTGAACCACCAAGAGGTTTCTTGTCCATTAAAAAGTCAAAAAAAGGGCCTCTTAAGCAAATTGTTCCGGGCTATTATCACTTGAGAAGTTATTATACTTTATTATGGGATATGAAAACTAATGATGGATACAATAAAATTGTAGCTTCAATACAAAAATATTTTGATCAAGCTATTAGTGGAAACTGGAGTTATAATCCTGAACATTATGAAAATAATGAAATTCCACTTAGTGTAATGGCAACAGATTTAATTAATACATATAAATATGGCTGGAAAACTTCGTATTATCAAAATACTTATGATTCCAAAAGAGATGAGAATGAAGAACCTGAAGTGGAAATTACAGCTATACCTTATGAAGAATTTTTACCCGCAGAAGATTGTGAAAGTTGTATTATATGAAAAAAACAGTATTTAATTCAAATATAGTTGATTTTACTAAACAGCCAATGTTTTTTGGTGAAGCATTAAATTCACAAAGATATGATAGTTTTAAATATCCAATTTTTGATAAACTAACTCAGAGTCAATTAAGTTATTTTTGGCGTCCAGAAGAAGTTTCTTTACAAAAAGATAGAAATGATTTTAATGAATTAAGACCAGAACAAAAGTTTATTTTTACATCTAATTTAAAATACCAAACACTTCTAGACTCAGTTCAAGGACGTGGTCCTGCACTTGCATTTATACCTTTTTGTTCTCTTCCAGAACTTGAAAGTTGTATAACTACATGGGATTTTATGGAAACAATCCATAGTCGTTCATATACATATATGATTAAGAATTTGTATTCTGATCCAAGCGAAATATTTGATACTATTTTAGAAGATAAAATGATTCTTGAAAGAGCAGCTTCTGTTACTCAAGCTTATGATGATTTTATTAATTATGCTCATAAATATCAACTAGAATTAGAGACAGATAGAAAAGAATTAAAAAGAAAATTTTGGAAAGCATTAATAAATGTTAATATTTTAGAAGGGATTAGATTTTATGTTTCTTTTGCATGTACCTTTGCTTTTGGGGAATTACGGTTAATGGAAGGTTCTGCCAAAATTATATCTTTCATAGCAAGAGACGAATCTCAACACTTATCTATTACTCAGCATATAATTAAAAATTATAAATTACACGAAAATGATGAAGAAATGTTAGAAATAATTGAAGAAGAAAAAGATACAGTATATAAAATGTATGATGACGCAGTAAAAGAAGAAAAAAGATGGATTAAATATCTTTTTAAAGATGGTTCAATGGTAGGATTAAACGATAAACTTTTAAGTGATTATGTAGAATGGATAGCTAATAAAAGAATGAGAGCAATTAATTTAAAACCTATTTATAATATTTCAATTAGAAATAACCCTCTTCCTTGGACTCAACATTGGTTAAATTCAAAGGAAGTACAAAATGCCCCACAAGAAACAGAGATTGAATCTTATATTATTGGGGGAATTAAACAAGATATTACCAATGATACATTTAAAGGAATTAATTTATAAAATAATGTCATATTTTTATAATAATTGGAATATTAAAGGAAATTTAGTTAAAAATACTGATAGATATGAAGTCTATGATAACATTAACTTAAATAAATTAATAGTAAGTAAAACTATATTAAAACCTTATAATAGTACTACAGGTCATAAACATGACGGACAAGAAGAAGTATATATATTTATTAAAGGAAATGCTCTTATGGAAATTGAACATATTAATAATTGTAATATAGAAAAAGTTACTTCTGGGTCAATAGTTTTAATTGAAGACGGTGATTTTCATAGAGTTCATAATAAAACTAATGAATCTGTAGAATTTATATGTATTTTCAATGGAGAAAGATCTCATTAAAATGACCGCTATTATATATACTAAACCCCTATGTATTTATTGTGAACTAACTAAAAAACTATTGATTGAAAGAAAAATTATCTTTAAAGAGTTAGTTATGGGAGTAGAAATTACAAAAGGAGAAGCAGTTGAAGAACTAGGAACTACATTCTCTACAGCTCCTCAAATAGTAATTAATGGTATTCATATTGGAGGGTATACTGACTTAGTTAATTTTTTTAAAAAGAGAGACCAAAGTAATGGTAAATACAAGTAAAATTAAAGGGTCAGCATACGAAGCAAAAATACGTGATTTATTAACTGCAGAATTAGATATTGAATTTAAAAGAATGCCTTTAAGTGGTGCATTAGAGTATTTAAAAGGAGATTTGTGGACTCCCTTTGATACAGCAGCGTGGCCTTATTGCATTGAATGTAAACATTATAAAATAGTAAATTGGAATGGATTACTGACAGCAAAATCTTCTGATCTTTATGACTTTTGGCAACAATGTATTAGAGAAGCTGAAGTAATGAGAAAGAAACCTTTACTTATCTATAGGTGGAATAGATCTAAAGATTATGTTTGTTGGAGTGATGAATTAACTCTTAAAAACCAAATAGAAATTAAGTGTTTTGAACTTTATTTCAAAATGGGGTTATTAAAAGATTGGATTATTGAATACAAGAAAGGAAATTAATATGAAACTATCAGAAAATTTTTCATTAAATGAATTAACTAAAAGTCAGACAGCAACTAGACAAGGCATTTCTAATCAACCTTCTGGAGAGCATTTAGACAATTTAAAAGCTTTAGTAGAAAATGTTTTACAACGTATTCGTGATTCCAGAGGTCAACCAATTCGCGTTACTTCGGGATATAGAAGTGCAGAATTAAACGCTGCTATTGGGGGTTCTAGTAAATCTCAACATTCTAAAGGAGAAGCTGCTGATTTTGAAATTACAGGAGTAGTTAACTATGAGTTAGCACAATGGATACGAGATCACATTCCAGAATTTGATCAATTAATTTTGGAATTTTATAATTCAGGAGATAAAAACTCTGGTTGGATTCACTGTTCCTATAGTCAGGAAAAAAATCGTAAACAAGTATTAACAGCTACTAAAGAAAATGGAAAAACTGTATATCATAAAGGGCTAATTACTTAATTTAAAAGTAGACTAATACTTTAATTAATGGTATTATTAAGAATAATAATGAAAGGTTAAAAAATGATTGATTCTAAAGGCTGGAATGATCTGGCCGCTGTGCAAAATCAATTAGGGGAAAAGAGTAATCTTTTAATCATAGATGGAAATAATTTAGCGTATCGATGGATACAGCGTAAAAACTATAACCATTTTGAAGAAGATTATATTAGAACTATTGAAAGTTTAGGAAACAGTTATAAAGCCAGTAGGATTATAGTATGTTTTGATTTTGGTAAAAGTTATTATCGAATAAATATCTCCGATGATTATAAGGGCACACGAAAAAAACCTACTGATGAAGAAGATATAAAAAAATATCAAGAATTTTTTGATTGTCTTAATGCTGTTTATGATGATCTAATATATGATAAACATAAATATCGTGGTATTGAAGCTGACGATTTAATGACTTTTTTAGTTTTAAAATTATCAACATCCTACGAACATACGTGGATTATATCAAGTGATAGAGATTTATATCAATTGGTAGATGATAATGTGAGTATTTATAACATTTTTTCTCGTAGAGAAGTTGATTTAAAATATTTACAAGATACTTTTGAAATAACTCCAACTCAATATTTATTATCTCGCTATATTGAGGGAGATAAAAGTGATGCTATAATTGGAGTAGAAGGAATTGGTCCTAAAAGGGCACAAGTACTAGCTAAACAATATAAAAGTTTAACAGAATTAGTTAAAGCATTACCAGTTAAAGGAAAAAGTAAATATATTCAAAATCTTAATCAAAGTAAAAAATTACTTGAACGTAATGAGCAAATGATTAATTTAACAAAATATAATAAAGATGCAATTATAGCAGGAAAAGATGGAGAAGAAGTATGGAAAGGACTAAACAAATATGTCGAATTTAGAAATTAAAATTCAAAAAACTGAACTAGCTAAACAACTTGAAGAATCATTAAATATTAAATGGGAATTACAACAACAATTTCCTTATGATGCAGGCTTTGATTTACGAGCCTGTATAAAAAGAACCTTAATTTTATTACCCACGGGACATACTATTATTCCAACAGGAATTCATGTAGAATTTAGTGAACCAAATTGGGAAATGCAAGTGCGACCTCGTAGTGGTCTAGCAGCAGAGCACGGAGTTACTGTGTTAAACTCTCCTGGAACTATAGATTTTGGTTATCGTAAAGAAATTCAAGTTATACTTTATAATTGTGACATGTTTAATGATTTTTATATTCAACCTGGTGATAGAATTGCTCAAGCTTGTTTTAGAGAAATCCCACAGGTAAGTTTCACATATGTAGATGCAGTTTCAGAAACTATTAATATTGAAAGTAATAAGGGTAAATCTACAGGTTTAGCAGATGAAATGAAAAGAAAACTATCCTTAAAAAGAGGGGGACTAGGAAGTACAGGGAATCAATAAAAAACTAATTATATTAGTAATTCCTTTACTATTCTTAGTAGGTTGTGGAAATTTTAACCAATTAATTGACCTTAAAGCAAAATATAATACTCCGTAATAGAAAAAGCCCCTATATAGGGGCTTTTTTTATGGTTATTTTTTATGTCCTGATCCGACATATAAACCAAACCAAGCAGCGCCAGCTCCTACTAATGTAGAAACAAATCCTGTCTGTTCCAAGGTAGGATTTTCTAATTCCATAAACCAATTCATTCCTCTATAAAAAGCTAATCCGTATAGTAACATTAACACTCTAGGTACAACGCGCCATCTATCAATCCGTTCTGAAGATACCTTATTATACCAACCTTGTTCTACTTTTTCTTCTACATGTCCGCTACTATCTACATTAACAATAGTTACCTTTTCGTCACTCATTAGAGTCTCCAATCAAAATCAACTCGTCTATAAGTATGAGAAATAGACGTTGATAATACTACTTCATTTATTACTACATCAATATTATCTTTCCAATACTGTAAAAAATTAGATACTCTAGGATACGTAGGAAAAATATCTGCCGTTTGCCACGTAAATTCTTGAATTATATTATTATAATCTGGCAACCAATAAAAAATATTTACTAAAACAATAACCTGTTTATTAAACATTATTTATTTTCCATGCGATCTAATCTTTTTTTATTATTATTAATTTTAGTAGTTTGTCCAGCATCA